AAATCAAACGCTTAAAGCCCGACCTAATCAGTCGGGCTTTTGCTTGTGCAGTTCTTGTCAACGCCTTGTCAACGTTTGACGAGTCCCCCCTAAAGCAGGGGGCCTTTTTGGATCTGGCCTGCCGGAAAACCTTGTGGCAGCGTTCAGCCATGATCGAGTTCCGTATTCTCTCCGATGATCACCCTGACCTCGTGCATTCGCCCTTGCTCCGCGCGGCGCTGTTGACGTTGCAGTACGCCCAGGAACACGGAGCCATCGGTTTGACCAAGACAAAGGCGTTCAAGCGCGTTTTCGTGCATTGGGCGGTTGAGCATTTTGACTGGCCCGGCAGCAGCGCAGAGGAGATGTTCCGCTATAACAAAGTCATCAACGAATACGAGTTCCCACCGCTTGAGGTGCTGCACTACGTTCTGATCATACTTCGTCTAGGGCGGCACTTCAAAGGCGAGTTCCGTCTGACCAAGCGCGGCGCAGAACTGGCACAGGCGCCGGGCAAGCTGTTTGCCGAGCTGATCCCGTTCTTTGTCCTGAAACTCGACCACACCTCCTACGCACGTTTTGAAGAGCGTCCCTTCGGAAAATGGGACGTCTGGATGAACGTGATCAACGTCGAGGCCAACCTCGGCACAACCGAACGCGCGCTGTTCGCGGCGTTCTATGGCCAAGAACATGATTGGGATAATGCTGGATGGCGCGAAATGGCCGCGTTCTCATCTTGCGTCTTGCGCCCGCTTGAATGGGCCGGATTGCTTGTCGAGACCCGTGAAGAACGCGGGGCCAAACATGTGCACCACGTTTTCAAGACGCCGCTCTGGCGCAGCGCAGTGAAACTGGACACCGATGACATGTTGCGGCCAGTTGCCGTTCAATGAACAGTCCGGGAGCGGACATTTGTGATTGTTGCCGCGAAAGTTTCAAAGGAGTCCATTCTACCGGATGCTGCGAAGCACTTGAATGTCGGCTTCTGTAATTATTCCAAAAACCCGACGCTACCAAAAGCTTTAGTGGAGGTTTTTTTCAATTATTTTATGGGGTTATCGAGCGTTTTCCTTATCATGCGTCATGTGCATCAAGTTGCTTACTCTGACGAGTAAGCTGTCTCAATTGCGAGAAGGTTGACGATAACAACATTTGGCCCTGCCGAAGCAGGGCCAAATGTTGCCAATTATTCAGCGGTTGAGTATTGGCAAATAACAACTATTGCATCCGATTTCTCTGAAATTCGGAGCCATTGATAACAGCCGCTTTCGTACACCTCAGGACCGCTCCAAACTGCCATCAGAATTCCGATAACCGTAGCCAGAATAAGCCCAAGCCAGCGCACCTGCGCAAACGCCCACCGTAAAAGGTTGTATAGTTTCTCTAACATGGCACATTTCCTTTAGTTAAGGTTGTGCCACCCGGGCGGCGCTAACATCATGACAATGCTTTGATAGCGAAAGGGCGGGTATGGGTCGTAAGGGAAACTCAGTGCAGCTACGGGCGGCCCTCCCGGAGTCATTTCAGCGCCGTTTTGGGGCTTTGATCCGACAAGCCCGCACGGCCACCGGCTTGATCCAGGCGGACGTGGCCAGGCTGGTTTATGGAGACGAGACCAGGTCTGGCGAGGTCTCTGATGTAGAGCGAGGCCGCCATGCGCCGACGCCCGACACAATCAGTCGTTTCTGTGCGGGATTGCAGATCGACCCGGTTGAGGTGAAGCGCTTGCGGGAGGGCTGCGAACAGAACTGGCCTGTGATTTTTTCTCCAAGCATTACCATCGACCGCAAAGTAGTAGGACGGGATGATGACGTGACCGCGCTACATAACTTGCTGATGCGCACGCAGGCTGTAGCAAATCTGCCCGGTGCTGTGCTGCGGGAGACGGGCGGTATAGGCAAAAGCATGCTGGCGCGTCATTACTCCACGACATACGGACACCTGTATCGCGGAATCTGGTGGATTAATGCTGCCGACCGTCAGACAGCCATCGCCAGTCTGTGTGACCTAGCCGACGCGTTGAGTTTGCAGAAGGCCTCCGAGCGTTCAGACGAGGCCCTCGCTAAGAAGACTATCCTCGCCTTGCAAGCGGAAATCGATCCTTGGCTCCTCGTGTACGACAACGCTATCCGCCCGCGCGACCTAGCTGGACTAGTTCCGGTGCGTGGGGCTGCGCACCTTCTTTATACCTCAAGGGAAGGCGGTTGGCCCAATCTACACGAGTCGCCGTGCCGCCGCCTTTCTACTGGGCAGGGTGTGAGCCTTTTGGAACAGGAATCCGGTCGCAAAGAAGATCGCCTTGGCACTGAGCGCCTTGTCGAGGCCCTGGAAGGCCTACCGCTCGCTCTGGTTTGCGCCGGTGCTTGGTTGCGCGACGTGCCATCGGTAAGCTTTGAGGGCTATATCGAGCGGATCGAAGCGCTGCTCGACGATCTGCCTGACACTGTCGAGGACTATAACAACTCGGTGTACGCCGCCATCAGCTTGTCCATTGAACGGCTAGGCGAAGACGCGCGGCTGTTGTTGAAGACCTTTGCCTTCTTAGCACCAGAAGGGTTGGACCCAGACTTGGTGGCGATGCTGGACGGAAAGGAAAAACAGTCTAACCCTGACGAAGTTGAGAAACTCGGGGCAGTGCCTCAATCGCTGTGGCGGTTAGCCCGGGACCGCCCGGCAATTGAAAGGGCTTTTGCTGATCTGGAACGCAGGTCACTGATGGAGCGCAACGCAACCGGCAGGCAACTGCACCGCCTGATTCAAGCCACGCAGCGTGTCCAGTTGGGCGACGATGCTGATGCGTGGGCCGCTACTGCCGCCGCATTGATTTCGGCGGGCTATCCGGATGGAGCGGCGCCTGGGTACGCAATTAACTTTGCGACCTGCGCCCGTCTAAACTCGCATGTGACGGCTTTGCATGCAGGCCCCAGCGGCGGCCCCTCAACGCGGGCCATGGACTATCTTTTCAATCAGGCGAGCGTGTACGCATGGGCCCTGCGGCAAGATCAGTTGGCGCTGCGCTTTTCAATCGCCAATCTGCGGGCGAAGCAGCGGCGAGGCGTGCCAGACAATCATCTTCACATGATCATGGGCTGGAGTAATCTTGCAAAGGATTTAGGAAATCTTAGCCGCGTATCTTGGGCCGAACAGGCAAGTGCACATGCAGTCAGGCTTGCTGAATCCAACCCTGTTATCATTCAAGCCCACTATGCAATCTCGCTCTCAAATCATGGCGAACACTTACGCTCCTTAGCCCAGAAACGGGGTGGCGCGGCTGCGTTGGCGCTGTTCGACAGGGCGCGGGCGCGGTTCCATCAAGCAGTGCGGTTGGACCGGATCGTAAATGGACCGCGAAGCCGGGAAGTGGCGATCCGTCTTAATAACCTCGCGATCCTTTACGAATTGCAGGGGCGCCGGGGTGCAGCATCAAATATTTATAAGGCTGCACTCTCCATCCGGCGAAAAGTGCTACCGCCGGATGACGCTCACTTGGGGGAGGCTTGCAACAATCTTGGCGCCCTTCTTTTGGAACAGCACAAGCTGGCAGAGGCTCGGCCTCTTCTGGAAGAGGCTCTGGCAATCCGCGAAGCTGCTTTCTCCGCGAATCCTAACCATCCCCAAACGCATGGTACGGCCCGAAAGCTCATTGCGTTGCTGCTTCTGGACAGAGACCGGGTGGCTGCAGAGGTGGTGGCAACCCGTCATGGTATCGAAATGACTAAATTCAGTACAACAATCTAAGCGACTGCAGTTAAGTAGCTGGATGACGCCGCGCGCGCAGGCACGAATTAAAATGCCGCGTCCCAGCAAAGAAAGCTCTTTAGCGGAAATGCAGACATTCGCGTACCCGCAGCGAATTTACACTTTGTCCGCTCCGCGGTCACTCAAGATGGACGTCTCGAATGACCGCTCCACCGCAGTTGGCTCTACCTCGCCCGTTTGTCGGCAACCGACCAAACCACCGATCCGATGGTCAGCAGTGCTCCGATCACTGGTTCAATATCGGACGCTTCGACATAGCCTTTGGCCACCAGCGCGGTACCAGCGACCGTCAGGACTTGGCGGATCAGCGCGAGGATTGCAGGTTTCAGCATGATTTTCTCCAGTTCAGATTTCGTTGGTGGTTGCGAGGAATTCGCCGGGCTTCATCGTCCGCAGGCGTTGCTGGCGGGGTGGAACGGTGGCAGGCCAGCGCGCGCCAAGGAGGCGGGACTTGGCGATCCGTGCGATGGTGACGGCATCGGACTGGTTGCCGCCGAGCACATAGAAATGCGTGTCGTCCTGCCCCATCGCGAAACCGACGTGTCCACCAGAGCCGCGCGAGAAGATCAGAACCGCGCCGGGAGTCGGCTTCACCTCCTGCCCGAACAGCAGCCAGTTGCGCGCCCAGTACGGATTGACGCCTAGCGCCCCCAGCAAGGGCTCGTCTGGCAGTGCCACGCGAATACACGTCTCCACGAAGTCCCCACACCAGGGGTTCTTCGATGGATCTCCGAGGCTGCGTCCATCACGCTTCAACCAGTCTATCAGCCAGGAGCGGTCGCGTGCTTCATGACGCCCCATCGCGGACTTCGCCTCGGTAATCCAAGGCAAGCCACCGAGAGGCGCTAAGGCTGCTGCGCGCCCGTTCGCAGCCAATAGCGCTTTCATCGCGCGGGCAGTGCGCAGACCCCAAAGGCCGTCGATTGCGCCAGGGGAGTGGCCGAGGCGTTCTAAACCATTCTGGATCAGCCGGATGGGGTCGCGCGTGTTGGCATTCATTGTGAGGCTCCTTTCGCCCAGCGTCGGGCATGAAAAAACCCGCCTTGCGGGCGGGTCGGGGTGGATCGGTTTGATGTGTATGTGTTGGTCAGTTGGTGCGGCCGCGCTGGAAGGCCTCGAACATCAGATCGCGCATCGCACGGATGTCTGCCTCGATGCGTTCCAGCCGGTCAGCTTCGGTCTCGCGGTCTTCGGCGCGCTGGCGGTCTACGCGATCGCGCTCGGCCAGAAGCTCGCGGTCGAGCCGCGCCAGCATAGCGTCATTGGTGAAGGCTTTGCGTGTGACAGCGGCCAGCAGAGCGATGGTGCCGCCGATCAGCGCAGTAATGGCTGCGGTGATGCCGTGGTCGCGAAAGGCTGCGCCAACATCCTGCAGCAGTGTGGTTTGTTCTGTCATGGTTCTGTCCTTTAGAAATCGGTCTCGACGTAAACACCCGAGCAGTCGTAGGCGACCGCCGCTGCCGTCGCGCCGTTGTTCATGTAATTGCGCGGGCTCAGCAGCTGGTTGGCGGCGGGCATGTCACCGGTGATGGTGAACTCAACCGCCGCGCCGCTGACCTCCTCGACGACACGGACGCCGATGTCAGATCCGTTTGGCGCAGCGGCGATATAGAGGGTCAGCACGTTCGTTAGGCTATTGACCGGGAAGCTCGCACCCAGATCGGTCAGGCTCGGTGCGCCGGAGCCATCGTTGTGTACCAGCTGCCAGTTGGTATGGGTGCCGCGTTGGAAGCCGATGCCGATGCAGTTCAGCACGGTTGCCAGCGTCAGGGTCGTCGCCAGCGCCGAGATCGAACCATACAGACCGAAGAAGCCCATGCCGGTGGCCTGGAGAACGTTCAGCGAGAGACGGTTGACGTAGTTCCATCCGCCCAAGCCATCGGCATTGCCACGCCAGCAGACCCAGCCTGCAGAGCGTTCTTCGGCAGCAGCATTGGCTGTTGCGGCACTGCTGACGCGCCAGCGCCGCATGCTGTCGGCCAGACCGTTGGTGGTGAGTGTTGGCGTTGCAACCGTGCCCACAGCCGTCCGTGGCATGCCATTGGTGTTGACTGTCGTGCTGCTTGACGGTGCCCATGTCGCGATCCGGTTCACCCCGAAGTGGGGCTGCAACGGAAAGAACCGGCCCGAAGGGCGCTGCACGTCCAGCCATCCCGCCCCTGCGCGATCCCGGGCGTAGACCGCGAGCTTGCCCGCAGGCGGCGGGTCAGGTGCCGCAGGCAAGCTGGGCATGTGCAGCGGCTCGGGGAGTTCAACCCGCCCGGAGCTGCGATCGATCCTGATGGCGTCAAAGAACGCGGAGCCGTTCGGGCTGACTTTGAAGCTGAAGTCGTCCGATCCCAACAATCCAATCAACGCCCGCGCTGAGAAGCCGGTCTTGAAGGCGAAGGCTGCATCATTGGAGGGGGCGTTCTTGTTGAAGGTTGCCTCGATCCCGGTGCCTGCGTTGTTGAACAGCATGGCGGGGGTGTTGATTGAGAGCCGATTGAAACTGTCAGCGGTTGCGCCACCGAGGCCCAAGAGCTGGGCGGTCAGGTTGGCTTGCGGCATGCCAACCTGTGTGACAGCGTTGGCGAAAGTTACGGTTGGCGTGTTCACCACCGTGGCCCCGCCCGCCCCCGCCGTTGCCGAGCCGATGTTGACGACCGTTGTGGATCCCGATGCACCACCGGTGCCGAGGTTCAGGGTCTTGGTGACCCCAGTCGTCGTGGCCCCGGTCCCCATTCCATATGTGGCCGTCGTGGTTGCTGTGCCGATGGATGCTGCCGCTGCTGAAACTGTGACAGTGCCCGACGCCGTCAGCGTGCCCGAGAAGGTTTTGTTGCCGCTGAACGTCTGGGTGCCTGCGAGGATTGCCAGCTCGCTCGAGGTGTTTGGCAAGGTGAAGCTGCGGGTCGTGCCGGTGCTGATACCTGACAGCGAGAACAGCGCGCGCTTTGTCGGATCGACGGCATTCACCAGACTGAAGATGGCATCAGATACATCCTGCGGCATCCCGACCGGTTCCCAAGCGGACCCGTCCCACACAGCGAACGCAGCTTCATCGGCGATCCAGGCCAGCCAGCCGGGGCGCGGCACCAGCCGCATCCAGACGCCATCGACCCAGAAGGCCACGTTCAAGTCCCAGCCAGCCCACAGACCTGTCGCCCCAGACGCCACAATATGCCGGTCGCCGTCGGTCGGGCTCGCAGATGGGGCGGTGCGCGTGCGGTCCAGCACTGACAGCTGCACCATGGCATCGAGCAGCCGCAGCGCCTCGTTATGGGTGACATGCTTCTGGGCCTGCGATGCCAGGATGTAGGGCAGCAGCAGGTGGGTGGTGATGTCGGACATGGTCCTGCTTTCAGAAGATAAGGGTGACGGATCGCCCAGCGCCCCGACCGATCAGGGCCGAGAGCTGATAGATCTGAATTACGAGGGTTTGGCCCGGACCAAGTGGTGCGCCCCAATCGATTGTCTGCTGGGCCGCGGTGTAGAGGGCGGAGGGTGTGGCAACTTGTAAGGTTCTCTTACGAGTTGCCCCGTCGAAGATTTCCACCTCATAGGCCTCACGGCCTTCTGCCAAGGGCACATCTCCCATGCCCCAATTGTCGGCGGCGAGGGATCGCGACCGGCGCGTCCACCGGATCGTTAGATCACCCGGGCTGCGCGCTGTCCGCCATGGCTGTTCGATATGGGCCACCGAGAAGGGCCGCAGGCCAGCGCCTTCCGGGGTGAACGGAATTGCGACAAAGGTTTCGTCGCTGACCGGGCGCGAGGCTGGGCCGATGCGCCAATTCCACGGCAGGCCCAGATCGGCTTCGGCGATCGGCAGCACTGCCAATGCGGCATCAAGCACAACAATACGCGCGCCGGTCGGGACGACACCCACGACTGCGTTCTCGGTTCCGCGCTGTCCCCGCAGCAGTCGTGTCAGGCGATAGCGTCCGGGTGCGAGGAGCTCGGCATTGCCAGCTTGGACAATCTCCCATGTGCCGGGAGCGGTTTCCAACGCCAGCGCATTGGCGCCGCCCAACAGGGAAATATCGGTGACGCTCTCCAGCGTGCCCGAGAACAGATCTACCTCCAGCGCATTGCCAAGATCGAAGCGCGATACCGGACCGGAAAAGAAATCCGCAGCCAACACACCCATGCGCGCACGCGTGCCAAAGGTGGTCAGCAGCTCAAACCCATCCGTCGCGGCACTTCGGTAGACGGCGATTGCGCCCGGCCAAGGCTTTGCATGGGCGGTGACAAAGGGGCGATGTGCAGGCTGATCATCACGCAGCTGCGGCAGATCGAGCAGAACCACATCGGGTGTGCCGAATACCACGGGTGTCGACAATGATGCGGGGCGTGGATCACCGGGCGGCAGATCGTAAACGGCACGGTCCTGGCGCACGGCGTCGATGCTGCGCAGGTCCGAGTCCGCGATGGACACCAGCCGTAGTTCCGTCAGGCGGCCATCATGATCGAGCAGGATCACATCGCAGGGGTCCAGCGCCAGCTTTGAGGGTGGCAAGCGGAACACCGCAGTTTCCCGGCCGACCCAAGCCTCCATCAGCGCGCGGCGGCAGCGGCGTTCGGCTTCTTCCGGTGGCACCGCCATCGGGAAGGCCTCGGAGGCGATCCTCGTGGTGTCCACAGTGATGCGCCGGGCTTCGACCTGCGCCGCATCGTAATCCTCATCCGCACGTGCGACTTGCCACTTCAGGGCCTGTGGCAGTTCGGTTTCCTGCGCGCGGGTGAGTTCCATCACGTCACCTTGCGATGATGATGCGGCCACCATGCTGTCGGGCGTGATGTTCAGACTGGCAATCCGACCGCGCATCAGGAAGCGTATGCGCCCTTCGCTCTCGACAGCATCGAATCCGAAGTGCCGGGCCAGCGTGGAAATCGATGCCCTTGGGGCTTCTAAGGCTGAGATGACATAGCCCTCAACCGCACCCCAGAGGCCGGAGACGTCGATGCGCTCCTCCGGCATGCCCGCGCGCAAACACAGGTGCCGCACTAGCGCGGCCAGTGACACCGCGCCCAGCCGTCCGGTCAGCCAATGGCCGCGCCGCCAGTTCGGACCATCAGTCCAGACATCAGTGAGTTCGGGGAAGAACGGATAGGGGCGCGCATCCCAAGTCCATGCGGCGCATTCTGGCAGATGAACCATCCGCGTGCTGGTCACCGCCGAGACTGGGTTGTTGGCCGGTGCTGCCCAGAACAGATAGGTCGCCTCTAGATAGGCGCGCTGGATCGCATCATCGCGCCAGCCGCGCGAAAAGTGCGGCGTGAAACTCTCGGACGACTTCGGATCGAAGAAGACGTTTGGCTGATTGGTGCCGCGGTCAATCGCGGGGCAGCCCAGTTCGGTGAACCAGATCGGCTTTGACTGCGGCACCCACGCGGTGGGCGTTCCGCTCTCCACCCCACTCGGCCGGTTAAAATGCGGGCTTTGCCACCATGCGCGGAGGTCCTTGAAGCGATAGACCCACGGCTTTGCGGCGGCACCATCGGTGATCGGCGTGCGGACCTGCGCCGCCCGGTCGCCGGGGCTGGCATAGAACCAGTCAAAACCTTCGCCGCCGATGATGTTGGATTGCAGATAATCCCGATCATAGATCGCCGGGGCCAGCACGGCATCTGCATGGTCAAACCCGTCGCGCCAATCCGAGAGCGGCATATAGTTGTCGATGCCGATGAAATCGATGTTGGCGTCTGACCAAAGTGGGTCCAGGTGGAAGAACACATCGCCCGATCCGTCGCCCGGTTGGTGGCCAAAATACTCTGACCAGTCTGCGGCATAGCTGATCTTGGTGCCCGGCCCGAGGATCGACCGCACGGCCGCTGCCAGATCGCGGTAGGCCTGCACCGCCGGGTAGGTCGTGGCGTTTGAACGGATGGTGGTCAGGCCCGGCATCTCGGTGCCGATCAAGAAAGCATCGACGCCCCCTGCGGCTTTGCAAAGATGGGCATAGTGCAGCACCATGCGGCGCAAGCCCCATTCGCCAGTGGGGCCGGTCCAACTGACGCTGTCGCCAGAGACGCTGAAACTGGCAGGTGTCGCAGTGCCAAACAAGGCCGAGACCTGCGCGGCTGCTGCGGCAGTTTTATCGACCGAACCAGAAAATCCAGCGGCTGGGGAGCATGTGATCCGACCGCGCCATGGGAATGCGGGCTGGCCCACTCCTGAAGCGTTGGCGCTGTAGGGATTTGGCTTGGCATTGCCGGGCGGCACATCCATCAGGATGAACGGATAGAAGGTCACGCGCAGACCGCGCGCCTTCATTTCTTTTATCGCCTGCACCACCGCGAAATCTGCCGGGGTGCCGCCATAGACCGGGCGGTCCTCGGCGTCGCGGCTGACCAGAACCGCATTGGCACGGCTGACACCATTCACTGACCAAGCCGAGGGCGTCGTGGTCTTGGCCGAAACCTCGACGCCGGGACAGACCTTGCAGCTGCCAGCCCGCAGATCATCGCCAAACCATGCTACCACCAGCGACACGCTTTCGACCGCGGGGGCCATGGATTGCAGCCGGTCGAGCGCCACGACGATGTCGGCGGTATCGGAAATGGCATTCAGGTTTTCCGCAGTGGTCGCGCCGCCAGCGCCAGCGGATTTCTTGACCGGGGCCGTCGCATAGCTGAACTCGCCCGAGGCCGGGATCAGCGTCACCGCTTTGACCAGCCCCTCTGCGGTGTCCGCATCTGCGAGCGGCCGAAACACCTCGAAACTGATCTGTGGCAGGCGGTTGCCGAAGCCGCTCAGGTTCAGTTCCTCAAACACGACATAGGCCGTGCCGCGATAGGCGGGGGTGTTGGCCGCGCCCATCTTGGCGACGATAAACGGATCGGGGGTCTGCGTCTCATTGCCGGGATACCAGCGCCAGGTGACGCCAGTCGTATCCATCGGCTTGCCGTCGGCCCAGACGCGGCCGATGCCGGTGATCTCGCCCTCGCACAATGCAACGGCGAAGCTGGCATAGTAGAGATACTCGGTCGTCGTGACCTTCGCGCCGCCCCCGCCACCCTTACCACCGCCTTGGGTCGTGGTTTTTGTTTCCTCGCGGAAATCGGTGGCCCAGATGATATTGCCGCCAAGCCGCATTCGCCCAAAGAGCCGTGGGATCACGGCCCCTTCGGTCGCAGAGGTGATGCGCAACCCGTCGAGCCGTGCACCTTCGATGCGTTGGGCGGGCGCGAGGGACGACACAATCCAATTGTCGACCATGGATCCCACAGTCGATCCGATGAACCCGCCAATGCTGAATGCGCTGACGCCAAGCAGGGTGCCGCCGATGGAGCCACCGATCGTGGCGCCAACCGCGCCGAGTACAAGCGATGCCATGTGGGGACTCTCAGTGTTGAGGAAAAAGGAAAGCGAAGGAGATACGCCGCCGCCAGGCAGGAGTCAGGACTTCCTCGACGACGCCCAGCCGCTCATAGGAATGGATGAAGCGGTCGGGAGCGGTCACGATCCCGACGTGCTTGGCGATGGCGCGCGGCGTCATGCGGAACAGGATCAGCGCGCCGGGACTGATGTCATTCGGTTCAATCGGGATCATCATGCGCCGTGCCCCGTCCGCCAGCACCTCGCGCGGCCCGGTCTCGCCCCAATCGCGGCTGTAGGGTGGGATTGGGAAAGGCTCATTGCCGACCACCTCTCGCCAGACGCCACGCGCAAGTCCGAGGCAATCACAACCCACGCCGCGCAGGCTGGCCTGATCGTGATAAGGCGTCCCGAGCCATAATAGCGCGGTAGTAACGACAAGGTTAGGATCTGCGGCGGTCATCAAAGCACGCCGCCTTCATGGCTGCCGTCCTGGCTGGCATAGCGCAGCACTGCATCCTGACCGGGAATGTTCGGAAAGCCCCGAAAGTTGGCGGTATTGGCGAACTTCGCGCCACACGTCGCGATCCGCTTGTCGCAACCAGCCCGTGCGACAAAGGCGTCGCCCTCGGCTATGGTGCGCACCGGGGCTTCAAGCAGGGTCAGTGTCGCGATGGCATCGGCTAATCCATGGGCCAGCACTTCGGTAATGCGCCCGGTATTGGCACCACTGGTCCAGGTGATCGTGCCTGAGGTAAACCATCCCGCCTCGAACGCCGACAGGCCCGAGGCCATGAACGCGCGGTCGCGCAACAGGTCGGTGATCATGCCCGCACCCTTGTAGACAGCGTTTTCCAAATCGATCCCACAGCGCGCATCGCCCAGCGCCGCATCGCACCCGGCCTGAAACGTCCGCCCGACGGTCTGGCCCAGCACATGCGCCAACGACCGCACTTCCGCCACGAAGGCCATCCGCCCGCGCCGGATTTGACCCACAGCACCGCGCCGCATCAGCACCCGCTGGCTGGTGTCGGCCCAGTTCACCCGCCACAACTCCACCGCTGCATTGTCCCAGCGCCCGTCGAGGATGTCCGTCTCGGTGATGCGGTCCGAGGTCAGCACGCCGCTCGCGTCCTGCGCATCGACGGCCAGATCGGAGCCAGAGCGGATTTCTGAGGCAGCAAACCCGCTTTCAGGCTCAAACTCGGTACCGTCAAAGCTGAGGGCGCGATCATGGTCGGTGAAGCCCAGCGCCACGCCATCCGTCCGCGAAATCCGCCAGCACCAGGACAAGGTGGTCGTGCCATCGTCCAAATGGGTCTGCAGCGCAGGGGAAAGGGATTTCATCTGCGGATCTCCAGCAGGGGGATGGACGTGATTGAGCCCAGCCGTTCAATGTCGAGTGTGACGTCGAGCACATCGGTGTCGAAGCGGACGGGCACGTCGAATTCGAAGCCAGCGGTGATTGCGACGCCCGCGCCGGGGGCGGCATTGAACGTGACACTGCCGGTGGCGGTGTCGACGCTCCAACCGGTCATCTGCTCGACCCCGTTCAAGGCCACCCGGATTGTGCCCGCGACGGGTTTGGCAATGGCGCGGGTCCAGCTTTGGGCGCCGGAGGTATAGCGTTTCAGGAGCGCGAAGGTGGTGACGGCGCCATTGCCGGTGCCAATGGGCTGGTCTGTGGGGGCGACCGCCTGCGATGGCAGGCAGGATTTGTAGTCGGCCCAGTCTTTATAGCGAAACCCATGCAGGCGAGCGTTCCGTGCCTCGAAGAAGGCGACAACCGCTGCCAGATCGTCTGCGCGGCGAATGCCGTAGGCGACATCAAAGCGCCGCCGAGAGTTGGCCCAGCTGGCGTTGCGCTCCTCGTCTCCAGAGGCCAGTTCAACAATCTGGGTGCGCCGCTCCGGCCCGCCGCGCGCGCCCCGGCTGATGTTGTCGGGAAACCGAACCTCGTGGAATGCCATTACATGCCCCTCCGGCCGAGAGAAACGGCGCGAGCGATATCAGCAGCGACCTGCGTGCGGGATTGCCGGAAGCTTTCGGCGTCGCGCGACATGATGGTAACATTGACGGTGGGCGCTGCACCTTGGCCCTGACCATAGCCAGCTGCTTCCCTGCGCGACAACACGCGTTCCCCGCGTTGCAAGATTGCGGGGACCTCGTCTGGTTTCAAACCGGCCCAGCCTCCGGAATGCATACGCGGCGCTCCAGCGAAGGCCATGGCGGGCACCATCCGGCTGCTACCTGCGATACCAACTGTGCCGCCGGAATGCAGGATGTTTGCAAACAATCCGCCCGCGCCGCCAAACGCGCCCGACAAGGCATCTGCGATGGGGCCGAGAATAAAACGCCGCGCGGCCAGCTTAGCCAGATCAGCGATCATCGAAGTGACCAGACTGCTGAAATCCAGCTTGCCGGTTTTGACGAAGTCGCCCACAGCGTTTTCCGCGCCCTGGAACGCCCCGACCAGCGTCTGGCCGATATCGCCACCGATATTGCGGGCCTCGGCTGCATAGTCGGCAAGAGCAGCCGTGACTGCGCCCCAGCCAGTTACAGCTTGGTCCGCACCCTCGGCGGCTGCTGCCCCGGCTGCGCGTGCTGCAGCACCAGCACCACCGGCAGCGGCGGCCGTGTCATCCAGTTCAAGCGCGAGAGCATCCGCTGAGGTGGCAGCATCCGCGAGGGCTGTTTCCGCCTCGGTCCCGGCGCTGGTCATCGCGTCGCGAAGCGCCTGCCAGCTTGTTAAAGGACGACCAGCCGCATCGGCCAGCATGCCTGCTGCCTCACGGTATCCGTCGGCCCGGGCGCTGGCATCATTGGCTGCCGCGCCAAGCCCCAGATCAGGCGTATCGACGTAAGTCCGCCCCAGAGCCGCGGTGAATGCGTCGGCTGCCGCAGCACCGGCCGCCTCTGCCGCCCCCGCGAAAGGGTTGTCGATCCCGCCGAGCGTCACCGGATCAAGCGTGCCGATCCGCACGCCGCCTTCGCCAGTGGCCCATTCGGGGAGCAGGTCCAGTGCAGCGTTGAGTGTCGTAATAAACCCATTGATCCGGGTGACGACACCGTTCAGCATCGACTCCACGCCGCTGATCAGCCCGTTTGCCGCCTGAAACGCGAAGTCGCCTATGGCACCGGGGAGCCGTCCCCAGATCGCCTTCATGGCATCGAACGCGCCCTGGAAGACCGCAACCGACCGGTCACCAAAGCTGAACACGCCGGTGACGGCACCGTCGAGCGCAGTCAGCGCAGTGGCCTTGATCCCCTCCCAGCCTGCTGCCATGCGCGCCAGTGCGGCATCAAGTGCCAGACCAATCCGGCCCCATACCTCGAAGACGAGGTCGGACAGCAAACCCATCGCGTTACCAAAGCCACCGGCACCGGCCATAAGTCGGGTGAACTGATAGACCAACTCGCCCGCACCGACGATCAGCGCGCCGATCCCGGTTCGGATGAGCGCGCCGCGCAGGAACACGAGGGCTGTGGCAAGCCCGCGCACCGAGAGGGCAGCAGCTGCCATTCCGGCGACCCAGCGACCCGCCATCACGGCGGCAAAGGTTGCGGCGTAGGTGGTGAGGCGTCCGATGTTGTCGAACAGCGCCGTGATCGCGATGCCGACCGGGCCGGTCGTGCGGGCCATTGCTGCCAGCGCATTTGCGACTGCTTCCAACGCCGGGGCTGCGGCGACCGCCAGCTGGTTCGACACGCCGCGCCAGATAAGCCCCAACCGTGAGATCGCATCATTGGTGCGCTCGATCTGATCAGCGTCCTGCTCCGAGACAACAACCCCGAAAGCGAGAACATCCTCTGTCGCCTGGCGCAGCGTTGCCGTATCGATCCGCGACATGGCGATGGAGCCTTCCTCGCCGAACAACTGCCCCGCAACGGCGGCACGCTCGGCAGCGGGAACGAAGTCTTCAATGGCCGCATTGATCGCACCGACGCGCTGGTCCAGCGGCAGGGCGATCAGGTCGGCGGCCGAGAGACCCAGCCGGTCCAGCGCATCAGCAGCGGGCCCGGTCCCGGCAGCAGCTTGGCTCAGCCGCCGCGTCAGATCCTTCGTGGCCTGCTCGATCCCGGACATCGACACACCGGCCAGTTCACCCGCGCGCTCCAGCGTCTGGATCGAAGCCACTGTCGTACCCAGTGATTGGGCCAGTTTGGCTTGTGCATCCACCGTCTGCAGCCCGGAACGGATCATCGCGCCGCCTGCAGCCACCAGCGCCGCAGTGGCAGCCGTAGCAGCAAGCGTGGCTCGGCGGGCAAAGGCAGCAACGCGTGTATTCGCCAAGTCCATCTCGGAGGACAGACGCCCGAAGCCGCGCGCGCCTGCCTCACCGACACCTTCCAGCTCGGCGCGCACTTGGCGGCCGCCCTCGGCGACGAGGCGGACGCTCACTCTTTTCTCGGCCATGGAACAGGATCCTTGAATTTCTGACGCAACTGTCTTACGTTTGTCGCATCGATTAACAAAAGGTATGATGATGTCTGAGACCGCGACCCTCTCCTCGAAGTTCCAGATCTCGATCCCCAAGGCGATCCGAGCCGCGCAGCACTGGGAAGCCGGGCTGACCTTCGCGTTTATCCCCAAAGGAACAGGCGTTCTCTTGGTGCCCGTTCCGCAGCGCGAAGCGCTGAAGGGCCTTGCGCAAGGCGCATCGGCTACCGACTACCGTGACCGCGCTGATCGGTTTTGAAGGTCCTTGTCGACACATCGGCGTGGATCGAATGGCTGATCGGCTCACCTACCGGGAACACGCTCGCCGAGCATCTGCCCGAGCAGTCTGATTGGCTGGTGCCGACGATGGTGCAACTTGAGCTGGCAAAATGGCTCACCCGTGAGGTGACTGAGGATAAGTCCGATCAGGTGATCGCCTTTACGCAAGTCTGCCAGATCATCCCGCTTGATACAGAAATCGCGCTTGCGGCCGCCGAGGCCTGTCGCACCCATAAGCTTGCCACTGCGGATGCCATCATCTTCGCCACGGCGCTGGCGCAAGAAGCGACGCTGCTGACCTGCGACACGCATTTCGAGGGTCTGCCGGGCGTGGTCCTGATTGAGAAGATCAAGACCTGAGCGCGCCGGGCTCTCTCTCGACCATCTGCTCGTTCACTTTGCGCACCATCACGGCCTCGATTTCGGGCAGCAGTTCGGCGGCGATCAGCGCGTCGATGCCCAGCGCCTGTGCAAGAGCCAAGGCCGCGCCCATATCCCAGCCCAAGACCGCGCCGGGGATCACACGCAGCTGCCCGCCAAGGCGGCCGACCAGATCCCAGACCTGCCAGCCCTCCCGCGTTTGTGGCCGGTTCAGCCTTACCGGGCAGTCCGGGCAGGCTGTTTCGCACGCGGCGCAATACGTGTCGCCCCCGCCGAAGGACCAGTCGGCGAGAGCGCGGAGACGTTTTTTTCCGCGTCCAGGATCAACCCGCGCGCGACGTATTGGGTCTGGAACGCCTCGAAGACTGGCCAGATCTCCAGAAGGGCGTCGATGCCTTGGGGCGTAACAGGGATGATATCGCCTGCGTCATCGCCGACACCTTCCCAGTCCAGTACCGCGCGGCGGGCTACGGCTTTCGCCATGGCGAGCGCCAGTTCCTCGGTCGTGGCCGTATCCGGCATGGCCTCAATGGCGGGATCGGCGCGGGCTGAGACCATCAGCGCGGTGGTGAGCGGCGCCACCAGCAAGCGCAGGCCGGGCGCGAGGTCCAGCCATTCAGGCGTGGCAGTCAGGTTCAGTCGGATCATGATCAGTATCCTGTAAGTGTGTTGATAAGGACGGCGGTGCACATACGCGCGGGGCTTGTGGCCTTCGCCGCCTGCCAGTCAAAGCTGGCCTGCACGCCTTGGGGCCCGGCGATCTCAATCCGGGGGCGGGGCAGATAGACGGCATGGGCGGTGAAGGTGAAACTTGCGTTTGCCCCAAGGCTGTAATTGAACTCCAATTCGCAGGGGCTGCCGTCGATGGCTTGAGTCACCAGCGTTGTGTCGGAAAACCGCACCTCGATCCGCCCAGTCAGCGCCGCCATGGTGGGGTCGGCCCCGTCGATGCGGCCATCGCCACGGATGGTTTCGATCCGGTCGAGGTTGTTGGAATAGGTGATCTCGGCGGAGACCACATTGCCCAAGGCCGTGCCGTTGCGTTTAACCGTGCCGTTGAAATGGCCGAAGCGTTGCAGAGCCAGCGCGGTTGGTGTGCCAGCGGCCGTTGTGGCTGCTATGGTTTCGCCTTGAGCAATGAGCCGCGCTGTGGCGGTCAGTAAACCCGACCGCTGCATCTGCCAGGACAGCTGATCCAGCACACAGCCCGAATACATCGCGAAACGGGGCACTTCGGGCATCGCCGTCTCGATGGACATACTGGGCAGCGTCCAGTTGCCCGACTGAAATGTGTGGGTCTTGGGCGTCGTGCCAGAGGTTGTTGGCTGGCCGAAGGCAGCTTTCAGCCAGAAGCCGAAAGCCTCGACATCAATGGGGATCACCACCTCGCCGTCGGCCGTAACCGCGTCCTTGATAGGGGCGAGCGGATCGCGGCCATAGCCCAGCAGTTCGGATTCCAGAAGCGGTTGCTCCGCCCCGAGCGTCGCCCGGGCAAAGGGCATCAGCCGGAACCCACTCACCGGCGGGGTGCCGTAAACCGTCTCAAAGCCAAGCGCCATCTGCGCCCGGGCGCCTTGCGCTCGTGCCATATCGTTCTCCTTATTGTCGGGATGTCAGGCCAGCGGACCTGTGGTGGTGTAGTGCAGTACGACGATGATCACCGCTGCCTTCAGGGTGACAGCGCCCTCGACTGGCAGATCGACAGAGGCTGGAGCTTCGGGTTCGACCCAGTCGCAAAGACCACCGAGGGTCCGGTCGGCCTCAAGCACTGTGCCGATGGCAGCGATCAGGGTGTCAAAGGCGCTGGCCCGACCATTCGGGGCCTGGACGACAACCTCCAACTCGGCCCGGTGCTCATAGTGATATCGCAGCGGGGACAGCGTGACCTCCGGGTCGCCTGGCTGGCCGTCGCGCAGGATAATCAGCCCCGCAGGCGGGATCCGCTCGGGCAGCACCTCGTCACGAAGAGCAAGGGCAGCCAAGGATTGAAGCTGCGCGTGAAGCGCGGCGAGGACAGTTTCGCGGGTGGTGTGCATTGTGGGTGGCTCTGAATTTTGGCCTGCGCTGTCAGGGTGCAGGCCTGTTTACTGATCTTGCAGGTGTACTTGCGCCGGATCAGTGACCTGCAGGGTCTCTCATGGTAGTGACTATTCAACAGGAGGACCGACATGCAATTTCAACTGAACACTGATTCCAATATTCAAGGGAACGACGGCTTGGCAGATGAGGCCGAAACGGTCGTCACTTCTGCGCTCGGGCATCTGACCGACCGACTGTCCCGGATCGAGGTGCATCTGGCTGATGTGAACGGTGCCAAAGGTGGGTCCGACGATATTCGCTGCACCGTCGAGGCCCGCCCAGAGGGAATGCAACCGCAGACTGTCACCCACAACGACGCCAATGTGGACGCAGCCCTGCGCGGTGCGGCGAAGAAGATCCGCTCCCTGCTGGACAGCGAATTCGGCAAGCTGGACCGGCGCTGATCACAACCGCCCCTCTACCCAGTTCGCCACAATCAGCCCCGGCACCCTGTCCACTGCCCGCTCAGCATCCCGCGCCAGATCCAGCCGCTTGCGCAGCTTGACCTGTGGCACCAGCAAGAAGATTGGCACGGTCGCTACCCCGCGTCCGGTCTTGGACCTGCTCGCCACCGCACGGCCTTTTGTATTCAGCCGCCCCTCGGCCACCAGCAGGCTTGGGCCCCGGCGGCGATAGATGAACCTCAGGCGCAAACCGGTGCGGCGCTCCCATTCATCGGGGGTGATCCGTCCGCCCCTGGTGCTCTTGCCAGCAGCAGCGGTTGGAATCGCCAGCCAGAAGCCATCCTTGGACCGGATCAGCGGCCCGGTATCATGTGCGCCGACGATTACCGGGGCTTTGGACCAGACCAGCGCTGCCGCGTTCAGGCTGTTGCTGGTCCTTGGGAACGTTGCCAGACGGATGCTGTTGCCCAGCCTCGTTCCCAGACCCGCGCCGGTGATCTGCGTGCGCCAGGCCGACTTCAAGCTGCCGCCTGCCTCTCGCATGGCCGCCGACACCGCCTTTTCACCGGCAGCGATTTCGGCCTGCATAAGGGCGGCGATGTCGGGACTGAACGCGACCCGCAGCCTCATGTTGGCCTCAGGTCCAGCGACCAGATCAGGCATTCACGATCACGCACCGGCTCGCCCTGGATGGTGAAGCTGTCGGTGCCGATCACGATCAGATCACCCGAGCGGGGATCGGGCAGGTCTGTGACGCGGACGTCCACCATCATCGTATCGCTGACAAAGCGGCCCGCACCGAACTCGGTGATCCGGTCCGGGGCGCGGCGGATCACACGGATCGTGCGTTCTTCGGAGGTGGTTGCCGAGATCCAAAGGGCTGCCACCGCCATGGATGGGTTTGCATAGATCCGGTCCACGGCGGCGGCGAAGACGTTCATGTTGGGCCCGTCAGTTCGAGGTTTGCAGGCGGATCGCGATGCGCGGCCGCTTGTTGACCGGCAGGATCGAGGCTTCGGTCATCAGGTCAATCCAGCGGCCCTTTTCATCCAGATGCTGGCGGGCATAGAGTGGCAGGCCCATCGTGTTCGCCGCCTCCAGCAGGTTGGCCGGGCCGCCATAGGTGGTAAAGGTGTCCATGGTGCCCAGCGGGAAGGCGATGCCTTCACTGGCGGGGACGAGTCGTTCGGTCGCCTTGGTGGAAAGCGTGACGGTGCCCGAGTATTCCTCGAAGACGATGCCCGCGAAGGGGAAGTTGCGACGCATATCCTCGCGCAGCGGCTGGGCCCCGGTGGCCGCGTAGAACTTGTAGGCCTCTTCGGTCTTGGGATGCGCGATCAGCTTGTCAAAGAACTCGCGGCTGACCAGCGCATGGACCGAGGACATGGCCTCGCCCAACAGGTTATCTTCCACGGCGCGCAAGACCTCGCGGACCTTGCCCTGCACATTCGTGCCTGCGGTGCCGAGCACGAAGTCGACCGAGATTTGCGCGAGGCCAAACTCGGTGAAGTAGTTGTAGAGGGTGGTGCCCGCCCCGTCTTTGACGATGCCGCGCAGGGCGTTCATCTCCATGTATTCGCGAGTCTGGGCGTGCTTGCGCCGCATAAGCTGCAGCTTGCGGTTCATTATCTCGACCAGCGGGTCGGCGCCATCAAAGACGCCCAGCGCGGGTTGGCCTTGGATATCGCCGGGAAGGATGACGTCATCATGTGGGATCCACGGCAGAGCGAAGGACCGCATGGACCGGCCCTCGCGGGTGCCAACTGTGGCAGGCCCGCCGAGGGGAACTGAGGGCAGCAGGTTCAGCACGCCCTCGTATTGCTCGATGATGACTGAGCGCTGGCTGACGCCCTCGAAGCGGAACAGGCCGATCTGGCCGAGGCGGCTGTAGAGATTGGGCAGGATATTGATGGCCTGCGTCATCTCGGCCAGCGAATAGCCGCCAGCGTCAAAGGGATTGCGGACAAGGGTCATGGGGGGCTCCGGGTGAATGAGAGATGGATGTGCTGGGCTGGTTGGCGTCAGACGCCGTCGCGGGCGATAATGCCGACAGCGGCAAGCTGGCCGAGTTTGGTGGTGATCTTCGCGCTGTCATCGACGGTGCCGTCGTAGGCGAGGCCCGCGCGCGACACGATCGAGGGGCCACGGGCGACGACAATACCGGTGGCGTCCGCCAATGTGGCGTCGACGGGATAGAGCAGCACAGCGCTGGCAGTCTGCGCACCATCAGTGCCACCACTGGTCGCCAGCTTGTATTTGCCGTTGACCGTGATGCGGCCGAGGACCGCACCGACCGGATAGCGCGTGCCAATCAGCAAGGTGATCACTTCGCGGGTGTAGTTCGGGTTGACCTCATATTTGAGGACATCGCCCATGCTGGGCGGTTCCGTCAGGACGGGCATTGGTCAGTCTCCATGTTTTAGGATTTGGGGATAGGTGCTGGATCAGCGCTTGGCGTCGGTCGCGGCCTTCTTTGCGGCCGCGATGATGGGGCTGTCTTTGGCGGCAGCTGCGGCCGGGGCAGTTGCAATGATGCCCGCCGCATCGCTGCGAGCGGCGAGATCGGCCAGCACGCGGGCACGCAGGACTTCGGGTTTCAGCCCGCGCGTTACAGCGTCGGCGGCATCGATGGTCACGCCGAGCCGGGCAGCCTGCGCACAGACCTGCGCAACTTCTGCTGCTTCAATGCGTACCGCGTCGGCCGACATAGCCACTGGATTGGGCGTCTGTACGGTCGCCGCTGTTGCCGGAGCCGCTGGTGCAGTCTCGACCGGAGGTGTGTCGACAGTTTCAGTGGATGTTTCAGGCGTGGTGGTCATCTGTGGACCCTTTCTGTTGGTGGGATTGGTGCCGCGTGGGTCGGCGGCGAAGGAACAAAAGGCGGTGACGGGATCGGCAAGCTCGTCGGCCAGACCGGCGGCAATGGCATCGGCCCCACGGAACACAGCAGCCTCAGTGGCCAGTGCTGCCGCATGGGTCAGCCGATCCCCGCGACCTGCGGCGACGGTTTCGGCGAAGAGGAAGCGGACCACCTCTAACTCACGCTGCATTTGGTCGTGCACCGCCTCGGGCAGTGGCTGGTACGGATTGGCGTCGATCTTGTGCGATCCTGCATGGATCAGCGTAACAGCGATGCCCTTCTGGTCGAGTGCGCCGCTCATGTCTGTGTGCAGCGCGACTACGCCAATGCTGCCAACGGCCCCTGTGCGCGGCACAATGATCCGATCAGCTTGGGAAGCCAGAACATAGCCAGCGGACAGCGCATGTTCGGCCACGAAGGCCTGCACCGGCTTTTGCAATCGCGACGCCCGAATGCGGTCGGCCAGATCGAAGGCGCCCGCTACCTCGCCGCCGAAGCTGTCGATATCGAGAGCGATACCACGGACGCCCGGATCTGCGACGGCCGCCTGAAGCTGGGCAGCGATCCCTTCATAGGAGGTCAGCCCCGACGACTGTCCGATCCATGCGCCACGGTGAACCAGCGTCCCGGCGATTTCGATCACCGCGATGCCGTCCACCACCGCGTAGGGCTGGCTGCCATTGCGCTGATGGCGCTGGGCGAGATCATTGCCGAATAGCGACACGCGGGTGGGCGGTTTGACAGCTGCTTGATCGGATACGTCGACGTCCAGCCCTTGGAAGGTGATCTCCCGCCCAGTGATGCGCGACCCCAACCCAGACAGGAAGGCCAGCGCCTTGGCAGGGTCGACCATCAACGGGGTGTTAAACGCTCGCTGAGCGATCTGGGCGTGATACATGTTCGGGTCCTGTCGCAGGGCTTGATTTACAGTGGCTTCCCCCGATATGGTAAGGAGAAACGTCAATAAGTAAGGAATCGTAGCAATGCAGGAATCGACGGTGACCACCAAAGGCCAGACGACGCTGCCGCGCGATGTCCGGGCAGCACTCGGCCTCAAAAGCGGTGACAAGGTGCGCTACGTTGTATTGGACGGCGAGGTCAGACTGTTGAAGGCCCGGCCGGTGGCAGATCTCGAAGGCCTGTTGGCGCGGCCAGGCAAACAGCCGGTCAGCCTCGACGAGATGGATGACGCAATCAGTTCAGGGGCAATTGACGGGCTGCGCCCCGACAAATGATTGCCATCGATACCAATGTGCTGGTGCGGTTCCTGACGCAGGACGATCCGGAACAAGCTGCTGCTGCCAGCGCCTTAATGCGCGGGCTGACGCAAGCCGCACCGGGATTTATCTGTCGCGAGGTTATGCTGGAGCTCGTCTGGGTGCTGGAGCGCGCTTATGGCTTCAGTCGTGTAGATGTCACCGTTGCGCTCGAAGGTCTGCTGGCCGCTGTCGAGATTGAGATCGAAGCGGCAGATGATGTGGGGACGGCGCTGTTCCGATATCGCGACGAGGGTTTCGGTTTTGCGGATCTGATGATTGCCGCTGCTGCGCGCCGTGCTGGGGCCACATCGCTCGTGACGTTTGATCGCAAGGCGGCGCAGTTGCCCGGAGTTGATCTCCTGCCTGTCTGACTGCTTCATTGCTCTGCCTTGGCGTCAGGGTGGTCTCTCTCAACTGTATCGCCCTCAGGATCTTCGCCCGCCGCAGCATCATTATCACTTGTAGAGCCTGCGACAGGCCCCTGTGCCGGGGATCCCGGACGGCGGAAGTCGAGGCCCAGTGCCAATTCGCGTTTGCGCTCGGCGGCAATCTCACGGTCGACCTGTTCAGCGTCATATCCGCGCTCGGAGATCGCCTGCGTGCGGGATTTCAGCCCGGACTCGATCTGCAGGATCTCGGCAGAAGCGTCCTTCATCGGGTCGATCCAGTCCCATTTGGTCGGCAACCAGGCGCAGGCCTGATATTGGCGGCGCTGGCTGTCATAACCGGGCAAGTCGATAGCACCTGACAGCACAGCCGTGTCCATCCAGCGTGTCCACACCGCGCGGCACAGCTGGAATACCAGCACGCCATGCTGCCAAGCTGATATGCGGCGGCGGAACTCGATCAGGCTGATCCGCGTGTTCGAGAAGTTGCCCTTCGCCGTATCGCCGGTCAGATAGCCGTAAGGAATTCCCAGCGCCGCTGCGACTTGCAGCAGGGTTCTATATTGGAACGGCTCATAGGTGCCGCCCGAGTCTGGCGTGGACGGGGTCGAGACGTCTTCACCCGGATCCAGTCGCACCACTTGACCAGGCTCAACCTCAAGATCCTCCTCGGTTGGTTCCAGCGGCGTTTCCGGCGCTGGGGAAGTGATGAACATCGCGAACATGGCCGCGATCTTTTTCCGTTCCAGCTCGGCGTCGTCATAGAGATCGAGCGTGAACAGCTTGACGATGGCAGCCGCAAATCGCGAGACGCCACGCAGCTGCCCGGCCTCCACAGGGTCCAGCACATGGATCACATCCGCGGCGGGAACACGGACGGTCTCATTGGTGAGGCCCGGATCGGTCAGATCACCGGGATGGCGACGCAGAAAGTGATAGGCGACGCGGCGTCCGATGCCGTCGAACTCGATGCCCTGCCGGATCAGACCCACGCCGGGGAGAGTGCGGTTCATGTCCAGCGGCAGCATCTCGGCAGGCAGCATCTGCAATTGCAGGGGAACGGTCAGGCCATCTTCCGCCCTACGCGGCCGGATGCGGATGAATACCTCGCCTGACAGGAACACCTCGCGCGCGGCCCGCCGCTGCAGCCCGTAGAAGTCTGTCAGCCCTTCGGCGTCAGCATCGTCGGTCCAGGCCAGCCAAAGCGCCTGCAACTCTTCCTTCTTGGCCGCATCCATGACGGTCGACGAGGGTTTGATGCCGTCACCGACAACATTGCTGGCGAAGCTTTCCACCGCATTGGCCGCATAGCCATTGTTCCGGACCAGCCAGCGGGCGCGGGCGGTGATCGTGTCGCCGGAAGCCGCGATCAGCGTGTTCACATGGGCGCGGCTGGCCCGGAAACCCCGAAGCCGCCGGTGGGCTTGCGCCGCGTCAAATCCGCCGATGATGCTGCCGATCCGCTGCCGGAAAGCTTCAAACGCCATGGATCACAGACCCTTTGACGCGACGGTGCCCCAACGACGGCGACGCGGTGCGCCGGTCGTAGCCGTGGCTATGCGGGTTTCCAGATCGCTGATCGCATTCGCCAGTTCCGCGTCTGAGCCGTAGTTGATCGATTTTCCATCGTAGCTGACAGAGCGAACACCCGCATATCGCGCCTCCTGCAGTGCGGTCAAAAGTGCGCGCATCCGTTCCAGATCCATCTCAATCCCTCATGAAGTTCGGTGTGTAAGCCCGGCGTTTGCGCCGTGGCGTCGTTGGTGTTCCGGCTTTCGGCGC